AGCTGACGCAGTTGGTCTCCAATGCCCAGTTCATCCATCCGGCAGGCCATCGCCGCCGTGCTGTCCCCAGGCGTTCCGCCACGGGGCATTCCATCGGTGCCCATGCCCCGCATAGGGTCCACTTCATCGCTCAGTGCGGTGCACTGACGGCGGATGATCTCTATCCGCTGCGGGATGTCCGCATAATATTTCAAGATTGCCTCCGCCTCGTGTACTTTCACTGCTCAGTCCTCCCAAAAAATCAAAAATCTTTCTTGAAAAGGGGTTCTCCGAAAACGGGTTCTTCACCCTTGACGCGCTCCACCATGGCACCCACGCCGTAAATGTCCTCAATGACCCGGCGCAGACGATCATAGGCAACTTCTTCTCCGCCATCGTCCACCCAGTCGAGGAACTGCTGGTAATTTTTCTTGATTTCTTCCTTCACGACCTCGATCTGTTCAGGGGTGTACTCCATTTCTTCCAGCGATTCCACAAAGAAACGAACGATCATCTTTGCAGCGTCCCGGCGTTCAGCCAGAACACGCAGCTTTTTTTCAGAGCCTACCAGACCACCCACCGGAAGCCAAAATTCTTCCGGCATCAGGTGGGCAGTGCGCGCTTCCAGTCGCTTTTTTGCTTCCGGTGCACCATACTTGTCATGATCCAGAATGTACCGGGATGCAGCATTGTTCATTTTCAGGGTCAGAAGCGTAGATTCTTTCTCGCCCCAGTCCCAGAGATCATGCGCCGCAGCAACAGCGCAGTACGAAACGACCTGCCCGATTGCTTCACGGTTCAGCATGGTGCGGTGCTTCGACTTGCTGATGTTGATCTGCTGGTTCACCGCGTTCTGGATGCTCTGCCGGTAAAATGCCGGCCGCCTTGCTCTGCTTTTGCCCATAATTGTTCCTTTCCCGCCTGTTCAGCCAGGCGCTTCCACTCTTTCGTTTCTGCTTTCGTGTCCGGTGTAATGATTTCAACAAATCCCCATCCTTGCGGTTTGGCTATGAGGTCGATAAAAAGCCTACGGCGATAGATATAATCCCGCTGTGCTTTCCGGGTAAACTTCGACTTGATCTCGACCACATCCACCCGTCCGTCTGCATAGGTGAGCTTATAGTCTGCCGTGTAATGCGCCGCCGGGAGTTTCACTGCGCAGTATTCTTCCTCTTGCAGCAGCGTCCACTTCGGGTGTGGTTCTGCTGACACGATCTTGCCGGACTGAATGCCGGGCAAGATCGTGCCGATGTAATACACATACTCTCCGTAGGAATCAAAAGTTTTGTTCAACTGCCCAGCAGCGCTTGCGGCCTCCGCCATTGGCTGCGTATGGGTACACTTTCCCCGTTGTCTGGCTGCTATTTGAGCCTCCGCCTGCGCACGGTAGCGCGGCGGCAGATTGTCCAGTTCCAGTCTGGCGCTCATGGCTGGTTCCTCCTGTTCTTCCGCCGTGTGTCCGGCTTCTTTTTCAGTTTCACGATCAGGTGCTTGGTGTTATTGCCGGTGATATGCTGCTCACACTCACGCAGGGTATAACCGGGGTATTTTTTCTCCCAGTATTCACGATCATCCGGCAAAGCAAACGCTTCGTCAAAGCGCTTGCGGCTCCATCTGGTGTCGTTCGGGCGCGGGGTTTTCGGCTTTTGCAGCCCTTGGCTCTGTCGCCAGCGCCGGATACGGGCGCGGGCTTTCGTCATGTAGGTTGTCAGGCGTTCAAAGCTGGAACAGGTCAGGTCGATAGGTTCAACTTTCACAAGCCCCATCGGCCGCCCGGTGCTGTCCCGCCACAAGTCCTTGATCTCCTGCCATGTCAGATTGCCTTGCAGGATCGCATGATGGTGGTGTCTGCCGGTAACTTTCCCGTCCTCGTCCATCACGCTGTACTCTGCAACCTGCATCCACTTGGATGCTTCTCGACCCATCTTTTTGCAGAAGCGCTTCAAGCGGCGGGTAAAATTCGTCCAGTCCCGGTCTACTTGGTTAAAATCTCCGGGTGCTGGCTGGTGGTCGTGGTCGTATGTAAACGTGACTGCCCAGTCGCTTTCCCCGAAATTCGTATAGGCCAGCTGGCAGAAATACCGCCTTGCTATCATGTCGTTATACTTCTGCTGCGCAATGGAGGTTGCCAGCTCTCTTTTGCGGCGAGCGGATGCGGTATGCTCTTTGTCCGTTGTTTCAAAGAGATCCACTTCTGCATAATCGGACGTTCCAAGAATGTGTCTCTGCTCCCGAATGTACCATGCCCGCACCGTTCACTTCCTCCTTCCGCAAAGTTCTACTGGGATTTTCTTTTCTGTGGACCAAACACACACGGCTTCGCAGGACAAGGGGGACACAACGCCGGGCAGGTCTTTCTAAGTTTCCCATTCCGTCAAGCCATACAGACCCGCCCTCGTTTTCTCCCCCTTGACCCCCGCTTTCCCCGGCTTGTGTTCTTCTGTGGTCGCTAGATTAAGTTACACATACAAGCCCCTTGCCGCCTCGTCAGGGCGGCAATTTAACGACGGGCTTGCTTAATTCTTGATTAGAGCTTGATTAGTTTACTTCGTAGTCACCGATGCTGTTTTCTTCCGTTCCGACTTCCCAGCACTCGCAGGTGTCCTCCGGGTCAGTGAAGTCGGCACGGTTCGGAGAATTGCCGTTGAAGCATACCCAGGTGTAGCCCTCATGCCAGCGGCAGGTGCAGCAGGTTCTTTCAGGTTCCATCATCCTGTGTTCCTTTCGTCACGGTTCTAGCAGTGTGTGGCAAATCGGACAGGCGTGCGGTTCCCAATCTGTCCTGTACCCGCATACCGGGCACTCATACCAGCCGTATGGAAACACACCGGTAGCGTCATAGAATTCACGCTGCCATTTAAGTGGTTTCGGCAGTGGGGTGCCGATCGCTTTCGCAAATTGGGCGGCCCGCATAGCAGTTGCAATGGCATCCCTTGCAGGTTTCAAAGAATCGTGTTCTTCCTTTTTCTGGGAGTTATCTGTCTTATCCTCCATGTCGGCCACCTTCATAAAAACGATCCATCGTTTCGCGGTACACTTTGTAGCACTCCGGGCACAGATCTCCGATTCCATGGATGTTTCTCATTTCAATCGCCCAACCATCCAATGCTTTCTGGTCAAACACACCATCGTCGAACCGTTCCGCGAACACCTGCTTTCTGCACCGGTTGCAGATAAACATTGCTCCGTTCTGTCTCATTAAAGTTCACCTTTCATCGAGCGCCGGAAGAGGCAAATCTTCCGGCTTTACGCCCGCATTTTTCATCCTTGCCCCGCACTCGCCGCAGTATTTAACGGCCACACAGTTGATGAAATGGCATTTCTTGCAGCGGAAATGCTCACAGGTGCACCGTCCTGGATTCAGCTCCCATTCTGATTCCAGCGGCGGTACATCTGGAAGGAAGATTTTTGCCGTTTTCCTGCCCGGCTCTGCAACCGTCACCCGTGTTATCTTCTTGATATTTGCTCTGGATATGAGGATTTCCAGCGTTCCATCATTGTCCAGATCGAATAATGCAGCACTCATTTCAGTGCACCCCCACACTTTGCGCATCAGCCATCACAGGCAGGCTTTGTGTTGTCCTGCACTTCGGTCAGCTTTATGGTCGGCTGCGGCTGATCCGAACGGTTCAGTGGTTTATCGAACTCCACATTCATCCAGTCGCCCTCCGGCTTGTCATGCCATGCCAGGGCGTGGCGAATAACAAGCCATACCTGTTCTGCCCGGTACGGTGCCTTCATTACGTCTGAGGTCGGGGCGGGGAGAACGCATCTGCTGTACAGCCGTTCCATTTCTAGCAGCATGGTATTTCTGCGGTCTATCGCAACATTAAAAGCGTTTTTACGCTGTTCCTCGCTCTGAAACGCATTGCTTTCCGCGTCCGAGTAGAATTTTGCAAAGCACAAGTCTTCTGCCAGATCCCAGAACTGTCCCATGTGCAGCCGCAGATACCACTCGCAGGCAGTCTGCACAGCCTCGGCCACCGGGCGGCTCATGGTCAGCGTAATGGTTTCGACCTCTGCCGGTGCATCACTTTTCTTCTTCGTCATAGTGCGGCTCCTTTGCCCCCGGCCAGTGACGGCGTTGGCTGCGCTCAAACTTCCGGGCCCTCGCCGCCGTCTGGATAGCTTCCACGGCCAGGGCAACAGCCCGGTCGTATACGCCTTTCGT